CGTCGATCCCGAACGAGTATGACTGGTATGTGGACTCGGTGAACGGGAGCGATAGCAATTCGGGGACGACGTATGCACAGGCATTTGCTACCATTGCCAAGCTGATGACGGTGATGGCGGCGGGGGAGAGCGTGGGGTTGGCGCGTGGTTCTCACTGGCGAGAGCAGCTGACAATACCGGGAAACAATTGCACAGTGGCGGCTTATGGAGCAGGTAATAGACCTATTTTGGACGCATCGAACATTATTGCCGCATCCTCAATTACCAAGACGGCAGGCTATACCAATGTCTATCAGATCACGGTAACGCCGGTGTGGAGTACAACAAACTGGCTCAACCTGTGGGAAGATGACGATTTTCTCACCCGCGCGGCAAGCCTGGTAGCGTGTGACAGCACGCCAGGGAGTTGCTACCCTTCGGCAGAGACAGGGACAATAACACTGTACTTTCACGCAGGCGATAGCAGCAGCCCGATTACAAACGGGAAAGTCTACGAGTACAGCCACAGAGTCGCTGGCTTGTATGGCTACGATTGTACAGGTTGCAGCTATTCAGGCATTCATACCAGACGCAATCTATCCAAGATTGCCAGCCTGGTAGTCGGACAAAACTCAACCGCTAATGATTGCTACGCGTCGGATGGCAACGCCCACAATATCTATTGTCAGGCTGGTGTTTCTCTCATCGATTGCACCGCCTATGGCGCATACAACGGCACCACCGCAGGAACTCTCATCGTCTTTTACCAGGCAGCTCCAGGTGGAGCAAACGGCTATTGTCTCAATTGCCGCTGCGAAATGCCAGCCATCGACGCCTATATCAGCGGTTTCTACGTTCACGCCAACAACCCTAACAAGTGGGGGACGGTCACCTTCGCAAACCCCACCTGTATCAACCTGACCACTGCTTTTTCAGGCTTGGATGCAAATGGGTTTGTCATTACAAATCTGGTGGCTCAGAACTGTACCTACACCATCAACAACCTGTATGCGCTCACCTGGACTTTAACGGGAGCAACCATCACCGGCAGCATCACCAATCTGGTCAATGTCACCAACGCCAATTCTACTTACAACATATCCAACGTAGACCTGAACGCTGCGTGCAGCTCAACCGTCCTGTTCACCGACGCCCTCAATCTTGGGACGTTCAATGTCAGCGGGTGCAACTTCCGGGGCAGCTCCTTCACGGGCACTTGCCGCATCTGTGTGCTTCAGGGAGCAGCCATCGTAGCCAACTTCACCAACAACGTCTTTGGCAATGGCTGGACGCAGCTCTACTACTTCCAGCCCATCGGAACATTCACCAGCGACCTCAACTGTTTTGACGACAATACCGAGTCTTTCAATATCAACGGCACGCTGTATTCAACGGTTACCGCATACCAGACAGGTAGCGGACGGGACGCCAATAGCACAATTGGCGGGTGTGCAAGTTAAGATAAGTTCATTAGTTACACAGGAGGTAAGAAATGGCACAGCAAGGTGGTTATGGAGTTCAACTGAAGATCATGGTAAGCACGACCCTGACGGTGATCGCCAATCTGCTGGACGTGGATTATCCGCGGCTGATGAAGTACATCGCAGAGAGCACGGCGCACGACTCGACCAGCGGGTATTATGAGGCGATTGCCACCGGGAAACGCCGGGCGGAGCCGTTCACGGCGCGGTTCGCCTGGGACGATAGCGAGACGACCCATACGGCAATCATCACGGCGTTCGGTGCGGACACGGCGGTAAGCATGAGCATCGCAGACCCGGACACCACGGAGACGCTATCCTTCAGCGCGCACATCGAGGCAATCGGCAGGATCTCCAAGCAGGAAGGGATCTACGAAGCTGAGGTTGTGATCCACCCGACCGGCGTCGTGACAATTACCTAACATTCACCCTGGAGGTGAGTTATGGCAAGACGCAGTTCTGGTGCGAGCGTGCTCGGCTCTTCTTCGATGACGCTGGAAGGGGCGGAGGAGCTGCTGGCGAAGCTGGCGGAGATGGGCGCGGCGGTGATGACCGTGGTATGGCAAGCTGCCGAAGACGGGGCAACGGTGATCAAAGACCGCGCCAATGACCTGGCTCCGGGTCCGAATATCGAGCTGCAATTCCACAAGACCGCGCCGGGGCTAGCGGATGTGGCGATCGGCTTCCCGAAGGACAAGTATTATTACCAGTTCTTTGAGACCGGCACCACGGCGCACGAGATAAGCCCGCAGAACCGCCAGGCGCTGCACGGCTTTGGGACGGATGCGTTCAGCGCGGGGCATGTGGTGGGCGGGATCTCGGCCAGGCCGTTCTTGCGACCGGCGATCGACGAAGGCGGCGAGCAGGCGAAGGCGGCGGTAGGCAGGCGGCTTGTGGTGGAGATCCAGAAATACGAAGAGTAATCACCACGCCCAAGCAAGCTTGGGGCCAGACACAGAGAGCGCAGAGAAAACCAATGGATAAGAAAACAATTCTTGAGATGGCAGACCTGGCAGAGGAACGGGTGCATGTTCCCGCATGGGGCTGTGATGTGACGGTGCGGGAGATGACCGCACTGGAGCGGGTGCAGTTCGAGGCGAGCCTGGAAGAAGATGACCCGCTGTTGCGGGTGAAGCTGGTAGCGTTCAGTGCGGTGGATGATAACGGGGAGCGGATGTTCTCCGAGGAAGACATCCCGGCGCTGGCGAAGAAGAACTACCGGGCGGTGCGAGTGCTGAGCGATGCGGCAATCCGCTTGTCCAGGGTCGGGCAGACCGAGCTGGAGAGCGCCGTGGAAAATTTTCCCGACGACCAGGCTGGCGGATAGCGCACGAGCTGGCCTGGCAGATGGGCGAAGTGGACGTGACGGGGATGCTGGCCAGGATGAGCAGCGGGCAGTTCACGGAGTGGGCGGCGTGGATGCAATCCTTCGGCTTCGCTCAGGACAGGCCGCAGAGAAGACCTGTGAGAGTTAGAGAGCCAAAGGTAACGGTGGCGAAGACGCCGAGCGAGATATACCGGACGATTAAGGACGGGCTGAGGCTGGGAGGCTTTTTGAAATGAGCGTACTGCATCACATGATCGTAATGCTGACGGCGGACACGAAGGGCTTCCAGAAGGATTTGAGCTCGGCGGGGACGGCGACTAAGGGGCTGCAAGGGGAAGTAAAGACAGCCGCGGCCACAAATAAGACCATGTTTGACAGCCTGAAGACGGCGGCGATTGGTTTGGGGGTATTCGCAGCTGCGGGAACGGCGGTCAAGAAAGTTGTTGTCGAATCGATCAACGAGACGGTAGAGTATAACAAGCAGATCCGGGAGATGACCCAGGTAACCGGGCTGAGCGCTGACGAAACGAGCCGGTTGATCCAGGTGGCGGACGACTGGGGGGTATCTATCTCGGATGTGCGCACGGCGATGGAAAGGGCGATGAAGAACGGGTTCAGCCCGACGATCGAGAACCTGGCAACCCTGGCCGATGAGTACGTGAACACGAAGGACAAGACCGAGTTTGCCGCGAAAGCAACAGAGACCTTCGGCAGGCAGTGGACGACGCTGGTGCCGTTATTGAGCCAGGGGGGGGATGCGCTGCGCGAGCAGGCGGCAGCGGTGGATGACAGCCTGATCGCCACAGAGGAAGCGATTGCAGCCAGCCGTGAGTACGAGGTTGCGATGGATGGCTTGGGGGATGCCTCGCTCGGGTTGAAGTACAAGATCGGCAATGAGCTGATCCCGGTGATGACGTCGTTCGTGAATTTGACGAATGATATGATCAATTTGGATGCTGCCACATGGTTCGAAGATGGAGCGGACGCAGCAGCCAAGTTTATCAATAAGATGATCTACGGCAAGGATACCGTTTTTGATTTTGAAGTTGGGATGGAGCGCTTCCGGAAGGAAGACGAGCTGACGATCACGGCGGTCGATGACCTGGCGGGAGCAATAGATGGGCTGACAGCTACCGAAGACCCGTTTATAACCGTAATGGGGCTGGCGGAAGATGCGCTGAGTGATTTCAACGTAGGTCAGGCAACCCAGCTGGATTTGATCGAGAAGATAAAACTGGCGACAGGCGAGCTGACCGATAAAGATGTCTTGCTGAAGGATGCCATCAACTTCCTGACAAGGATGTTAGCGGATGGCAAATTGACCCAAGAAGAATACCTGGCGCTGGTGCAGCAGCTGGCCGAAGATGGGGCGCTGGCGGCTGAGATCGTCAAGGGGCTGGGTAATGCTGTCCTGCTTTTACCGGATAGTAAAGACATCCACATCAACGTCAGGTATCACAAATACGGGCAAGAAGATCCAGACGCGCCGGTGAAGTATCCTGAAGAAGATTACGTGCCTGGGCCTGGGTTAGACTCAATATCATTGGGCGGTCAGGTAAGCCAGCGCGGGCTTGGATCTTCGCAAAGTACCATCAACAACTTTAATTACAGCCTGACTATTCAGGAAGCCGGGCAGCGGGGCAACGTAGTGATGGACTTCGCACTATTACAGGCATTATCAAGAGGCTGATATGGCGTGGGATATTGTAGTGCCGCAGAAAGCAGAGCTGACCAACCTGGTCAGCAACCCATCGTTTGAGCTGCAAGGGACAGCGACCCTGGGTTACACTGCCATCGGAGCAGGGTCATCGGCAAACGAAACGGTGGGCGGGATCCGGGGCAGGAAGTACCTGGTGGTGACGCCGGATACCGGGGTGAACGACGGGATCTATTATGCGACGGTGGCGCTGACTACCGGCGTGACCTACACCTTCAGCCTGGATTTCAAAGGGACGGCGGCGGTCGGATACAAGATATATTTTGCGGATACCTCGGGCACGCTGAAGGGCACGGCAGCCACCTTCACAGCCAGCACGAGCTATTGGGAGAGGAAGACCGTATCCTGGGCATGCGACAGCACGGCGAGCTACCGGCTGTATATCGTGAAAGACAACAGCGCCAGCGTGGCGGATTTCTACATCGACGGGCTGATGGTGATTGCATCGGCATACGAGATCACCTATTTCGATGGAGACACGCCGTATTGCCGGTGGAGCGGAGCGGCGCACGGGTCCAGCTCGATCAGCAGCGCACAGGCGCGCAACGTGGGGCGGGTGGTGAGCCTAAGCAGCTATAACCTGAACGTGATGGAGTTCGACGGGGTTGGATTTGTGGATGCGACCCACCAGGTGGCGCAGTATGCAGCCCTGCCGGGAGCGGAGTATAAGGGGCACAAAGTGCAGCCCCGGTACTTTTTCCTGACCAGCCAGATCAGCGGCAGCGGGAAGGCTGACCTGCACTCCAAGCGCAAGGCAATTATCGACTTATTCAAGCACGACTTGCTGGCAAACGACCAGCCGGTAGTGCTGAGGTACAGCGGGGCGAACAGCAGCAAGGTGGCGGAGATCAACTGCTATTTGGACAAAGAAGTGGGCTCGATCCGTGATCCGAACGTGCAGAATGTAGCCGTGCGGCTGGTGGCGTATGACCCGTATTTCTATACCGCTTACGAGACGGCGCACAGCCTGACCACAGTGGGAAGCGGGACGCGGCGCTATTTCGCAGCCAAGCGCAGCGGAGCGTGGACGGCGATCACCCCAAGCGCAGTGACGGATCCGGGCAGCGGGATCACCGTGCGCGGGATCGACCTGAAGGGCAGCTATTTCTCGGTCAGCCCGTTCACCCCTCCGGGAGGCGGAAAGATATACTACCAGACCAACGAACGGCTGTATGTGGCTGGCCTGTATTTGAACTGGGACGGCACGGCTGCCAGCGATTATATTGCTTATTACGACTTCGCCGCGGGCACCTGGAACGCAGTGGAAGCCGGGACGAACGGGTACGTGCGGAATATCGCCATCGCCCCGGATGGGAATATTTACGTGTGCGGGGAGTTCACGCAGATCGGGTCTGTGTCAGCCAACCGGGTAGCGTATTGGGACGGCACGGACTGGAACGCGATGGGTGACGGCTTTGGCGGCACGGCGTATGACATCCTGGTGGGCAACGACGGCAAGGTGTTTGCCTGTGGCAACGATGCGACCATCGGCGCGGTGGCGGATGCGGCGTATGTCGCCTATTGGGACGGCACGGCATGGCAGAAGATGGCAACCGGGATCAGCGGGGTGGCCTACGCGCTGGATAAGGACACGGCAGGGAATATCTACATCGCAGGGACACAAACCGGCTACGTCACCAAGTGGGACGGGAGCGCATTTACCAGCCTGGCTGCGCCTTCTCCAGCCTGGGCGCTGAAGGTAGACCAGCGGGGCAATGTGTACGCCGGGATGGCTGGCAGCGAATATATCAAGATGTGGAACGGGCAAAGCTGGCAGAGCCTGGCGGGTGGCGTGACAGCGGGCAGTTATATCTATGGCATCGACATCGACGCGGATGGGGTTGTCTGGCTGGGCGGCGACTTCACGGCGGCGGGCGGGCTCGCCTTTAACGGGATTGCGTGCTGGAATGGGTATTCCTGGCTTCATCCTGACATCTACCTCCCAGCGTCATCTTCGGTGTACTCGATCGTATGCCGCGGGAACGATGTGTATGTCGGTTTCAATACCAGCGGCACGGCTTATTACAGCTACGCCAACACGGTGAGCAACAGTGGGACAGCCAGGGTCTATCCGGTGATCACGATCAACCGGGACGGAGGCACCTCGGCGAAGGTGATGTACATCCGCAACGAGACCACTGGTGCGACGCTGAGATTTGACTACGCCCTGCAAGACGGCGAAACGCTGATGCTGGACTTCACAGAAGGGCGCAGGAGCGTGATCAGCTCATACTATGGCGACGTGTACCGGGCGATGCTCAGAGGTAGCGACTTTGCGGACTTCTTCCTGCTGCCGGGGAGCAACAGCATCTCGGTGCTGGTCTACACGGTTGGGTCGCCGACGATGTATAGTTATGTGACCTACCGGGAGCGGCACGAGAGCATAGACGGGGTGGCGGTATGATCGAAGTGTGGCTGGACGATGCACGCGGCAACCGCCTGGCGCACCTGGACAAGCTGGAAAGCCTTGAGTTGATCCACGTGCTGAACGATTACGGCGTGATCGGGATCGAGCTGCCCAGCGATTATGATGGCTATATCAACCTGGACGGGATCATTGAGGTCTGGTACAACGGCAGGATGGAAGCGGCTGGCTGGATCCGCAAGATGGTGATGTATGACGACAGCAATGGAGAGGCGCACACCCGGCTGATCGCCTATACTGGAAACTATGTACTCACCAGCCGGATCGTGGCGTATGCGGCAGGCAGCGCCCAGGCGAGCATGACCGACCAAGCGGATGACATGCTGAAAGAGATTGCCAACGACAACCTGCTGGGCGATGCTACGGGTGCGCGGGATTTGTACTCCACGCTTGGCTTGACGAAGGCGGCAAACGAAGCGGATGGGCAGAGCATCACCAAGTCATTCGCATGGCGAACACTGCTGTACGTGTGCCAGGACATTGCCTATGCAAGCCGTGCGGCAGGCACGGCGGTATATTTCGACTGGCTGCCGAAGATGGTCAGCGCCAATGTGATGAGCTGGGAGTTCAGGACATGGATCAACCAGCGGGGCATAGACCACGGAACAGACAGCGGGCAGCCGGTATACTTCGGCAAAGCCTGGGGCAACCTGGCGGGTCCGAGCCTGGAATATGACCACACGGATGAGGTCAATTACGTTTATGCGGGTGGGCAAGGGGAAGGCAGCGATCGGAACATCAACGAAGTGAGCGACACAACCCGGATCGGGGCAAGCGTCTGGAACAGGCGCGAGGGTTTTGCCGATGCCAGGAATGAAAGTGCAGATGACGGGGTGACGGCGAAGGGATACGAGGCGTTGAACAATGGCAGACCGAGGGTAGTCTTCAGCGGGGAGATCACGGAAAGCCCATCCACGTTGTATGGGGTGCACTGGGACTTCGGTGACAAGGTGATCGTAGAGTACCGGGGCGTGGAGTACGATGCGATTGTGATGTCAGCCAGATTAGCGCTTACCAGCGATGGCAGCCTGAAGATTACAGGGAAGTTCGAAGCAGACGCCAGCAGCGGCGGGCAAGGATTTGGATTATCGTGAATGAAATAGACCTGATGCGAAGGATTGAGGCGCTAGAGAAGCGGCTTGCGTCTCTGGAAACGCTGGAGAATTATATGACACAAAATTATGGTTACGTGGGCGGCGCATGGCAAAAAGACCCGATCCGGTTAGGGTACAGCGGGACCGTGCGCAGGTCCTGGAGTAATACTACCTTAGCAGCCGGGGATAACAACGTTGATGATTCTGCCGTTCCTGATGGGGAGATTTGGGTAATCACTAACATCGCGGCGAGATATGTCGGGACTGTATCCGGCGTGATCCTGCGCCCTTACGTGGTTATTGCCGCGGGGACAGGATATGTATTAACCCAGTGGGACACGCTGGTAAGCCAGACCTATTACAGCTGGCAGGGGAAGATTGTGCTGATGGCTGGTGACTACCTACGGATCGGGGTCTCTAGTGCCACGCTTAACGATGACGTTGCAGCGATAGCGGTTGGCTGGCGGGTGGATACTGACTTGTAGCGACACAGCCGCCCCGGACGCGGCCAACGGCGCGGGGCAGCTGAAAGAGAGCTTACCGGTAATATACCGCCGAGGCGGGCGATGCTCCCATTTTGCAGGCATAGGTTCCTGCTGTCCGGCCTGTCACGGATGGCGGTTGCGCTCTCATGGGTTAATTGTAGCATAAATGAAAATGGTTTTCAATAGGGCAGGTCTAAGACCTGCCTTTACGGTTATAGGCGCGGAGAGAGGCAGAGAGGGGGGAGGTGAAAGTATGTCTTTGGGAAGGTGCCCCCAAGGGGTTGCGGGATGAAGGCGCAGCGCCGTGGGGGCTTATGGTTTTGGGATAGTTTCCACCGGTGGATAGTAGTAGATGATTTCACCAGTGACGAGGGTGCCGTCTCGATCGGCGAGGATGCGCTGGATGATGCCGCGCAGGATATGACGCAGCTCGTGTGGGTCTTCGGCCTCCAGACGCCGGCGCAGCTCATCGGATAGGGCGGCATGGTCCAGGGTCTGCACCTGGCGGGGATCCTCGCGGGATGCGTCCAGGCGGGCGATCCCGGCCAGCAGCTCTCCCTCTTCATTTTCCAGGGTTTGGAGCTTATCTAGCAAGGCACGCGAGTGACCGGCGTCTGCGATCGCAGCGGTGACCCGGGCGATCTGCCGGCGCACGCTGGCCAGGTCTTTGTGCAGCGCCTGGCGGCTGGTATCAACCTGGCTGCGGCGGGCTTGTAACCCGTCCAGGACGACCAGGCGCAGCTGGTCCAAGTGATCGGGATCCAGGATGCGGGTGCGGAGATCGTCCAGGACGGCGGTCTCCAGGATATTGGCGGGGATGGGCTTGGCGTCACAATCGCGGTTGCGCTTGCTACGGGTGCAGGCATAGCGGCGGTAGTAGTCGCCGGAGGGCTGGCGGGCGGTGAGTCCGTAATGGGGCGAGCCGCAGCGGGCGCAATAGGAGAGGCCTGAGAGCAGGTAGGAGGAGGCGACCCGGCGCGGGTTGAGCTCTGTTCGCAAGTGCGAACGGCGGGCGTACTGGTGGATGATTCCCTGGACGGCCTCCCACAGATCTGGCTCGACGACCGGGGGGCAATAATCGGGGATGATCAGATCGGCATAGCGCAGCTCGCCTTTGTAGAGGGGGTTGGTGAAGAAGGTCTTGTAGGAGTTGAGGGAGCCGTAGAGGCGGGTGGCGGTGTTGATCTCTTGCAGGGAGTGGCCTTCGAAGCGCATCTGGAAGGCGAGGCGGACCAGGGGGGAAAGATCGGGATCCGGGACCCAGCGGTGGACGACCCGGGGGCGGCCATCCCGGCGGCGCCCGATCTCCAGGGGCTGGCGGGTGAATCCACGGGGTGGAGTGCCGGGGACGGCGCGGTGGGTGAGGACAAGATCGTGCAGGCCGCGCTTGACATCCCGGGAGAGGTCTTCCAGGAATTGCTCGGATTTCCAGTCTATGGCGGCTTCGATGAAGCGGCCCACGGGACCATCGGGGATGGGGTCTGTGAGGGAGTAGAGGAGGTAGCCGCGCCGGCGGAGATCGGCACGGAAGAATTGGGAGTCGTCGGTGGAGCGGGCAAAGCGGCTGTATGACCAGATGACCAGGCCGGCTTCCTGGCAGAGGGGGGAGCGGAAGTGGTGCATCATGTCTTGAAAGCCCTGGCGCCCGATGACGGAGGAGCCGGGGCGGGCCATATCATAAAAGATATGGACGAGGATGAAGCCGTGATCGGCGCACCAGGTGCGGATGGCAGACTCTTGCTGGGGAACGGAGAGGTCCTGGGAATCGCCTCCGGAGTCGCGGCAGTAGGCGTTGAGGGAGGCGCCAGGGGGAAAGGGAATATTCACCACAGAGATCCTTCGACTTCGCTCAGGACATGCTGCGGAATTTAGAGCAGGAAGTTGGCGATGGCGGCGATGATCTGGAGGATGAACCAGATGACGACGATGGTGGCGACCCGGGATGCTGATCTCTGGATGTCTTTGAGAGTCTTGTTTTGGGCTTCGATCAGGTCGTGGAGCTTCTGGTAGCGGATCAGATCGTTCTCGTCCATTGCAGCCTCTTAGAATTTATGTTCTATCTTTGGCTTTAACGTCTTCGGGAGGGGTTGTCCCCTCCCGAGTTAGTTTGTAGGAAGTTCGGCGATCCGGGCGGTCATCCCGGTTTTGGATGAACTCTATGAACTGGATCACCTCGTCGAGCTGGGTGGGGGTGAGCTCGGAGAGCTTATACCCGGCGACCTGCTGGGCGATCTGGCGGGGGGTGCCTTCTTCGGGGAGAAGCCCGGCTTTGCGGAAGACGTGCTCCGGGGGGAGTTTGAGGGCTTCGGCGATGGCGATGAGGGCTTCGGGGCCTGGGTCTCGCTGCCCGGACAGGATACGAGATATGCCGGCAGTTGTCAGGCCGGATTTGCGCGCCAGGTCGGCTTGTGTCCAGCCTCGCTGTTGGAGCTCATCGTTCAGCCACTCGGGAAAATCTAGTGTTGACATCTGTCACTAAATCATAACGATTCTGTTAGTAACTGGGGGTAGTAAATACTTGACAACCGGTAGTAAGATGTGCTATTATTGACACAAGGCAATACGAGATTGACAGGAGGCAATATGCCAGATCCAATTGTGAAGAAATCCGTGGCTTTGAGCGGGGTTGAGATATCGCTTGTCGAAGAGTTTGCTGCGGAGCATGATGTGAATTTTAGTAAGGGGTTGCGGTCGATCATCCGCCGGTGGGCCGGGTTGGAGGATGACCGTTTTCGTTTAACGGAGCAGGGGCGCAAGGCGCTGGAAGAAGCCAAGAAGGAATAGTCAGCAGATGGAATGGGTGGTGGAGCTGCGCAGGGCAGAGGTAGCGTGCCCGGTCGAGCACGAAGGGGCGTACCGGCGGGCGATGGTGAGGATCGCTGAGTTGATGGAGGCGGCCTATGTGGTGCGTGATCGGGTTGATTGCGTGGTTGATGGTGGCGCTGTTTTGGCTGGCGCTGTGCCGGATATCTGCGAAAGCGGACAGGATGAACGAAGAGATGAAAGCCTATAACGAAAGGGTGGGGTTCCGATGGCATTGATACACTGGCTTGGCAGTTTGATCGAGCCGTCTGTGGCGGCGTGGATCATATTGATGGGGGTGATCTTCCTGGCGCTGTTTTGTATGGCGAAGCTGGAGTGGGAAGTGATGCACCACAGAGATCCTTCGACTACGCTCAGGACAGGCTCCGAGAGCACAGAGAAGAGCACACTAACAGAATACAAGAGATCGAACGGGCATGCGAAAAAGGCTGGTAGTTAGCCTGGTTATGGCTGGGATCTGGCTGATGACTCACCCCCCGAGACCGTGGCCGAATGTTGCGAAAGAAACCCGGGACCGGGCTGCGGAGGCGGCGCAGGAGGGGGTGCGGGCACTGGAGCCGATCATCAACGGGGAGCAGCTCTCGGAGGCGGAGAAGATGCGCAGGACGGGGAAGGCGCTTAACCTTTTCCAAAGGATTGCGCGGCTGCTGGAATCGGTGGGGGCGGAGACAAGACCGTGATGATCTCACCACGCCCGAGCGAGCTCGGGGCCAGACACAGAGAACGCAGAGAAAACCTATTTATTCGCCTTCGGCTGGCTGGTTCTGAGGTGTTCCCCCCCCACTTCGGGACCGGCCAGGCGGGGGCGAGGCGAGCGCCTCTGCTGCATTCTCCTTTTCAAGCCTGGGCTGGTTGCCAGAACCGGCCCAGGCGAAGGCCGGCGCAGGGCTGCGGGTTTGTTGGGTAGCCGGAAGATTGGAGTGCGGTTGCTTAGCTAGGACAATCTATGGAGTGGATTTGCATCCCGCAGCCCTGTTCGAAATTTACCACAGAGTACACAGAGAACACGGAGTAAAAATATGGGGACCAGATTTGTGATTGATTTAATATCGGACGACCCGAGGAAGGCGCGCTATGTGCGGACGCTGCTAGATGCAGTGATGCAGGATGAGCGCCTGGCGGGTGACCTGGTGCTGGTGGCAGCGCCACTGGAGGAGGAAGACGATGGCGAACAGAATTAAGACGGTGGAAGATTGCGCCAGCGGCAGGGATTATTACGAGCTGGCCCAGCGCAACGAGTGGCCGATGGTGAAGAAGGGCAGCTATATCGAGATCGACACCGGGGAGCAGCTGATTTATATCCCGGATTGCGCCCGGACGCTGCCGAAGGAGACACGCGGCTCGATCAATGCGGCGTTGGTGAAGGCGGGGCTGGTGGTGGGGGCATTGCTGGCTGTGGTGGCGTGGGTGGTGTTTTGAACCATTTTCACCACAGAGAACACAGAGAAGAGCACAGGGAGGGAGTCGTGGGGAAGCTGCTGTATAAGGTAACGATCTTATTTGAGGACAAGAAGCGCAAGGTCTACACCGACGTTGAGAATGTGTACATTGCGGGATCGGCGATGACGATTGTGTGCAGGCCGAAGGGGGGCGAGAAGGTGGTGGTGGAGACGGTGATGGGGATGAAGGCTCACCGGGCTGAGGCGCAGCAGTAATGCCCCGGTTTTAATCGTTGTTTCGCATAAGGATAATTATAGGAAGTATTCGAAGGCGATAGGAATTATGCGGATAACGGATATTGAGAGACGGATCCCGAAGATGGGCAAGCGGCGCCTGGTGCGGTTGGAGCGATATTACCGGTTCTTGGCGGATGAGAGTGCCGACAATTTGCGGAGCAGGTACCACCGGATCCACAGGAAGGTGTGGATGGAACTGGAAGACAGGGAGAGTAAGAAGTGACGGTCTGGTATAGCGGTCCGTGGCCAGATGAAGACAGGGCGGCAGCGCAAGCAGGGTTAGATGCGGCGGCAATCCGGCTGGCGGAGATCAGCGGGCTGGCGCCAGATGAGGCGTTGGGCCGGCTGGTTGGGGATCTCACTCTGATCGCTAACCCCTACCTGCAAGGCGAGTGGCATGCCCTGGTGGTCAATGGTGTACCGGACGAGGTGCAATTTAAGCCTGGACTGGTGACGCCTGAGCTCGTGGTGCATGAGGTCTTGGGGCATATCGTCAATGACAAGGTGCCGAACGATGTAAGACCTGCCACCCTGTTAGCCAGGCGCCCGATCGTAACCGCCAGCGGTAAGTTCGTGACAGGGCCAGGTGCAACGGATTACTCCCGGCACGGCGGCAGGCATGCGCCAAAGAACGGGTACAAGCAGGATGGCGAACCCTACCAGCGACACCCGATTTGGTTGAAAGATGGTAACTCAGCGCTTGAGGATTGGGCGGATATGGTGACGAGCTGGGTGTATGACAACCTGACAGACGACGAGCGGGGGCAGGCGATCAGGAGCTGGGTCGTTGATTACCTGCTAAAGAGGCTGGGCCTATGACCTACGCTGCGTCTGCCCGGGAGACTTACGTTTCCATCCGCGTGATCGTGCTGGTGGTCTTTGTCTCACTCTTTGCCGGGATCTACGCCGGCGCAATTGCCGCGGCCTGGCTGCTGGCATTGGGGTACCCGCTGAAGTATTCGGCGATCCCGGCCAGCCTGGTGGCGGCGGTGACCTGGCTGTATGCGATGCGCCAGTGGTGGATGACGGTCAAGCAGCTGGAGGCGGATGGCTTCGAGCTGGCTGCCAATCGCGGTATCCACACTGAGCCCCTGGTGATCGAGCATCGCACGCCAACCTCAGGCGGGGTGACCACCCAGCGGGTGAAATGCCCGCTGACGATCGACCAGCTGAGGCTGGCGGCGCAGATCCTGCTGCCGATGGATGGGCGATTCAACCTGCGGTCGATGTATCCGATTATGGGCCAGGCGACGGCGGTGGAGTTCAGGGACTGGCTGGTGCGGGAGGGGTATGCGGTGATGGATGAGCGGGGGATGGTGCAGATCAGCCAGGCGGGGAATGTGATGCTGAGCAAGGCATCCGGGCGGATCACCTCCCTGCCCGAGGGGGAGATGGTCTTGTTTGATAGGGATTCTACGGGATACACACACAACAAACGATGAATCAGCTACAGCTCGCACGGCTCGCAATGTTGGCATTTGCAATCGGGATCCTGATTGGGTTCTTGTGGGTGGTGCTGAGGTAGAGATTTCTCACCACGCCCAAGCAAAGCTTGGGGCCAGACACAGAGTACACGGAGAAGGTCTATTTGTTTACGGAGGAATTGAGATGAAGACGGAAGAGGAAGTTCACTATTTGAAAGCAAACTGGCAGGCGGACCCGATCTGGAACATCGAAGAGACGGAAGGGTTCGAGGAGCACCGGGCGGAGCTACTGGCTTTCCGGCTGAAGTGCGAGGAGAACTGGGCGAAGGCAGCAGCTTACCGCAATGAGCGCAGCACGATGTACCAGGTGGATGCGGCGGTAGATGCGGTCAACGATGGAGACAGGCTTGTTGGCCAAGAAGCAGCAGTGAATTACCAGATTGCGATTGCCCACGGTCTCCTGGCGCTAGTGGCTGAGCTGCGCCGGCTGAATGAGAACCTGGAGAGGAAGTGATGACGGTCTATTACATCAAGCATGAGGAGTACGACGACCGGGCGAAGGTGATCCACGGGTTGAGGAATATTTACAACCTGCAAACCTACCAGCTGACAGCGGTGATTGTGGAAGATGAGCAGCTGGAGGACGTGCTGGGGCCGATCTTCGGGAGCCTGGCGGAGCATATCGAGAAGCCGCTGGCTTACATCAAAGCGGAGGACGACAGCAAATGGATGGTGGAGCCGGAATCGGGGGACACGAGCACGACGACGGTAACGGATGCGCTGGTGGCTGAGTTCATTCCTGCTGCTGAGCCGGTAAAGGAGAAAAAGACGCGCAAGCAGATCCCGCAGGAGCTGTGCCCGAGATGCGGGAAGATGGCGCAGATGACGAAGAAGGGGTATTGCAAGCTGTGTGCGATGAAGATGGCGAAGGAGGCTCGCCCTTCGACTAAGGCGGAGCAGCCCGCCTCCGCTCAGCCGGTGGTAAGGGAGCGGGAGGCGCAGGGGGTGGAGATTGTGTTCGAGACGACTCCGGTGGAAATGCGCCAGCTGAAGAGACACGGGGCGATCCGCGGGAAGAAGCTGGGATAGTGCGTAAATTAAATTTACGCCCCTAAATTCATGCACAATGCGGACATTAGGGCAGATATGCCTCGATTTGCAGGAAAGGCACGCGCTATCACAATCCTGGCGGGTGGCGGGGGATGCTTACGGGTTGAACCCGGCGATGGCACGGATGATCGCTTACGGGTACTCTCCAGGGAAGAAGATCCGCGGGCTGCTGGGGCTGCCGGCGGAATCGTCGGTGGTGGTGATGGCCGGGGAGGTGCCGGCCGGCAGCCAGGCGGTGGCGGCGCTGCAATGCGAGTGCGGGCAGTGGTTCATTGCGAACCATCCCAGGCGGAGACGATGTTTTGTGTGCTCACCATATAAGGGCAGGAGGGTAACTAGCTAAGATGAATTTCAACGGTTTCACATTGCCGGATGGGGCATGGCTGCCGCCCGAGCTGATTAATATATTGCCGTATATCAGCGGGTCAACGCTAAAGGCTGTCATCGCCATCCTTTATCACAACTTGCAGGTGGGCGGAGCGGATCCCCTGAGTCTGGCGGACATCGAGAAATATACGGGGTTGTCCAGGCGGCAGGTGATCCGGGTTCTGACGGAATTGCTGGAAGACGGCGTGATCGAGCGCCAGGCAATGGGTCAGAGCTATGTGTACCTACCTAGCCTTAAGACTAGTGACATTTTGGCACCGACCACTGACAAAATGTCACCAGTGAGTGCCAAAATGTCACCAGCTGACTTAAGAGAGTCAGATAGAGAGTTAAATATTAATTTAATTAAAGACTCTCTATCTGACTCTCTAGACTCCTATGACAAAATGTCACTAGTCAAAAAGATGCGCAGCTGCGGGGTGTACCTGAAGACGGCCCAGGGGCTGGTAGCTGATTTCCCGGAGGAGCGGATTGAGAAGGCGATCCAGTATTACCGGCATGCGCTGGGGACAAACCTTGCGCAGGGGCCGGGGTGGCTGGTGCAGGCGATCAAGGAGGGTTGGGGCGAGCCGCTGGGGTGGAAGAAAAACGGCACGGGGTGCGGGTGTGCGGTGTGCGCTCCGGTACGAGAGGCGGGGGCGTATGGGGGGTGGGATGAGTGAAACCACTGGAATACAATGGACAGAGGCAACGTGGAATCCCTGGCGGGGCTGCCACAAGGTGAGTGCAGGCTGCAAACACTGCTATATGTTTCGCGAGCAAATTCGTTATGGAAGCGATCCGAACCAGGTGTTGCGCTCGAAAACCACTTTCTATGATCCGCTGAAATGGCAGGAGCCAAAGCGAATATTTACTTGCTCGTGGTCGGATTGGTTTATCGAGGAGGCCGATCCCTGGCGGGCTGAGGCCTGGGACATCATCCGCAAGACCCCCCAGCACACCTACCAGATACTGACCAAGCGACCGGAGCGGATAAAGGATTGCCTGCCAGATGATTGGGGTAGGGGATACCGAAATGTCTGGCTGGGGGTGAGCGTCGAAGATCAAAAGGCAGCCAATACCCGGATACCGATCCTATTGGATGCGCCGGCGTATATCCGGTTTCTGAGTTGTGAGCCGCTGCTGGGTCCGGTAAACCTGGTAAAGGCAACCCCCGACCTGGACTGTGGTTGGGATTACATCAACGACTACTGGGACGATTCGGAGCCGGAAGAGCTGATCGAGGAGTGCGAGGCTGAGTGCGACTGGATTAATTATGGCGATGACCTGGTTCTCAATCCTGAGTATGTCGAGTGGACCACCGACCGCAAGCGCGGAGCAAAGTATCACACATTCAGGCAGATGATCGACTGGGTGATCGTAGGTGGAGAGAGCGGCCCTGGATTCCGCCCGATGGATTTGAATTGGGCGCGAGACATCGTTACGCTCTGTCGGGACATGAGCGTCAAGGTTTTCGTCAAGCAGCTTGGCGGCTGGCCGGATAAGCAAGGCAACATTGACCAATTTCCGGAAGAACTGAAAATAAGGGAGTTGCCCAATGAGTAAAGGCTGGAATGATGGCACGGATATTGATGCGCTGGTGAAGGGGCTGCCGGCGGGGGCTGAGCGGGCGCTGTTGCGGGTGCTTAGCTTTCACAAGGGCAGGGAGCAGGCGATCAGCCGGGGTGAACTGGTGGAGGCGTTGCGCAGCCACGGGTTCAAGCTGCACGAGCGAGCGATCCGGGCGCTGATCAACCAGCTGAGAAAAGATGGCCAGCCGATCTGTTCCACCGGTGGAGAGGATGGCGGGTACTGGCTGGCTGCGAATTGGGACGAGCTGAACGATTACCTGGACCGGGAGGTGCATTCGAGGGCGATGGATCTGCTGGAGCAGGAGAAGGCACTGCGGTCCACGGGTGAGAAGCTATGGGGGGCGCTAAAGAGACAGATGGGGTTGTTTAAGTGATGCTGACGGAGCGGGAGGCGGAGATTGCGAGCCTGGTGTGCTGCGGGTTGAGTAATGCGCAGATCGGGCTGGTGCTGGGGATCCGGCCTAAAGTGGTGGCGAACCATTTGCGCAATATTTACCGCAAGAAGGGGATCCGGCTGCCGGGGCATTGCTCCAGGGCGTTGCTGGCAGCGACGGTGACAAGAGAGAAAAAGGAGCGCCAGGTGATGCTGGTGCAGGAGTTGGCGGAGGTTTGATATGACGATGGATCAAAAGAACGCCTTGAAAATGGCGCTGGCGTGTATGGAGCTGCGCCGGAAGGAGATCGCCTTTGATGCAAATGTGGCGATGCGGTTTCCGGATCCTCCGCCAAGTATGGTGAACAGGCGGGATGAATACAAAAAGATCGTGAAGGGGATGGCTGAGATCAACGCAATGCTATCTCAGGGAGACCTATTATGACGGACACGACTCAGCGGGTGTATGAGTACATCTTACGGTTCAAACGAGAGTTCGATGGGCTGGCGCCATCGCTGCGGGAGATTTGCATGGTGTGCGGGCTGAGCTCGACAAGCCAGGCGACTTACCATCTGCGCCGGCTGGAGGAACAGGGAAAGGTGCTGCTGCTTGGCGGGCATGCAAGCCGGGGGATTATGGTGGTGGGGGGAAGGTGGGAAGTTCATTATCACCACAGAGACACAGAGAACGCAGAGAAAAGCGAGACGGAGTGCCGGGATGAGTGAGGATAAGGCGGAGTACATTACGCAGGACGATGAGAAGGCGAGAGGCAAGCCGCTGCGCTGCCCGGAGTGCCGGCAGGTGGTTGGATATGTGATCCGGCGGAATGGGATCCGGACTCTGCGGGTGGAGCTGGGGGGGATGGCGGTGGAGACGGGATTTGAGATGGATGTGTGGTGTACCTGCGGCGGATTGCTGCACTGGCATGCTGGGCAGGAGGCGATTGATGAGCTGATCCGGAAGGTGACGCAGCGGGGAGAGGAGAAAAACGGCATATCTGGCGGTTGATTTCTTAAGGTTATTGTGCTATATTAAAGCCGTAAGCGCTGACTGACAGGTACGGGGTCAAAGGTCAATCATATATCGGCCAGGGTGCGCCCGATGTGAATTTCACGTCGGGCGTTTTGTTTTTAAGCCCTTCGACTTCGCTCAGGGCTAAAGGAGGTCTTGATGTTTGATCTGAAGGAGTTTATCCAGGCGGCAGCGGTCAACACCACCGTCTTACTACCGATCATCATGGCGCTCGTGACATTGTACGGGCGCTTTGGCATCCAGGGCAAGGCTCAATTAGCCTTGTCTTTGCTTACCGGCTTTGTGCTGGGCGTGGTGGTGATGATCGCTGACCTTGGCGTGCCGGTGGACTTCGCCGGATGGGTGGCGCTGGTGTTATACGGGCTCATCCCTGGGCTGGTTGCATCCGGCGTGTATGAGACAGGCAAGGGAATTGCGACCCGCGCAGTTACAAAATAGCTATGATCCTGGCGACTCTCATCGCAGCCAGCATCGTCTCACTAGCCGCCGGGGTGGTTTCACTGGTTAAGGCTGGTAAGGGATGCGCCCCGCACAAGCGTTCTTTCAGGATTGTGTCAGCCCTGGTCTGGTTTACGCTTTCTGCGCTGTGGATTGTGGCTCTGACTGGGGAGTTTTATATCATTCGTTCCGGTATTCTCACCCGCCTGCTGATAGCTTTGCAAGCGATGATATATATCGGCGAGTTGCTGCTGGAGCCAAGCGCATGACACTTGAATCATTGGGGGTTCTCATCGCGTTTATTACCGGCTTAGGCGCAGTGATCGTGTCCATCCGAACATCGCTGAACAGTGTCAGCCAGAAGGAATTGGCGGCGGTCCATAAAGAGAACGAGCGGCTAAGAACGCAGATAACGAGCCTTGAAAAGCGGATAGAAGACAGGGAAGCCAAGATTTCATCCAGGGATGAGCGCATCGACCAGCTTGAACAGCAGGTAGAGACACTCCAATTCAAAATGCGGGAAGTGCAGCAGGAGAACGAACTGCTACGTGGTGCATTAGAGCGATATGAGGCCAAGAAGGATACCGGGGAGCTGAAGCAATGAACGGATTAGGTTTCTTGATTTGGAAGCTATCCAACATGCCACCGGTGGACGTGCTGATCCCGATCTTGCAGGCAGTTGAATGCAGGTGGATCAGTATCAAGGTGGGCGAGTATATCTACAAATACAACCAGGTTGGCGGCAACGACCAGGCGCTGAAGGCATTTATCCAGGCATTGCAGGATGCTGGGATCGAAGTGGGCGGATGGCATTACGTCTACCCGGACAAGCCCGGTCCGCAGGGCGACCTGGCAGAGGAGCGCCGGCAGAAGCTGGGACTGTCTCATTACCTGCTGGACGTGGAGAAAGAGTGGAAGGGCAATTACGGCAATGCTGCCCGGACTCTGTGCGGCAAGCTGCACAACGGCAGCCTGGAGGCGGGGCTGTGCTCTTATCGTTACCCGTCGGTGCACCTGGAGATACCCTGGAGTGCGTTCATCAACCACGAGAAGGTAGATGTGATGGCGCCGCAAGTGTACTGGATCGAGAGCCATAACCCGGCTTTCCAATTGGAGAAGAGTTACAACGAGTACCGGGCACGGACAGACAAGCCATTTATACCCATCGGTGCCACCTTTGGAGTGGCCGGCTGGGAGCCAACGGTCGAAGACTTGGTGGAGTTCGTTGATACCTGCTTCACGCTGGATTGCCCGGCGTATGGTTTCTATTCGCTGGATTGGATCATTTTGCGGAAGCGAACCGACTGGCTGAATGCGATCAGCATGGGCGGCGGGGTGGAACCGCCACCTCCACCGGTGGAACCGGATGAGTTCGCTGTGGTCAATTGCGCCTGGCTAAACGGGCGCAGCGAGCCGAAGGTGGTCAATGATCCAGACAACCGGGTAGTGAGCGTGCGCGCCGGGCAAAAGGTGACCAACCTGAAGCAGCCCAGCGGTGACTGGGAGAAGGTTGGGCTGGGGCCGATCACGTGCTACATGCACGGGGATTTCTTGGAGCCTGCGTAATGCCAATGCGTACAGCTCATGCGTGTGCTCATCGTGGCTGCCCTCGGTTGGTGCGTGGGTCAGCGCGGTATTGTGATGAGCACGATGATCTGGCAAGCAAGGAGTACGACGCCAGGCGTGGGAGCTCGGCGCAGCGTGGGTATGGTTATCGATGGCAGAGGCTGAGGGCTATGGTGCTGGCAGGTCAGCCGCTGTGTGTGCAGTGCGAGACTGAGGGACGCGTGACGCTTGCCACTGATGTGGATCACGTCGTTGCGAAGAGTAAAGGTGGCGATGATTCATTGGACAACTTGCAGGCGCTATGCCATGAGTGTCATAGCAAGAAGACTGTAACGATGGATGGTGGGTATGGGGGGGATTAAATATCTGGAGCTCGCAAACCCTAGAC